GAAAAGGTTTGCGATGGGCGCGCGTGGTCGCAAGTCATTGGCGGCAGTGTCGGTCGTTTCTCCGGCTGGCATTGAGACGGTCTCGCGGCCGGATGCGCCTTATGACTTGACGGATGAGCAATCGGAAGAGTGGTGGTCAGTTGTCAACCGGCTGCCTGCGGACTGGTTTCCGCGGGAAACGCACGGCTTGCTAAGCCAATATTGCCGGCACGTGGTCGCCGCGCGCCGTGTGGCGCAGCTTGTGGCGTCGTGCGAGGCTGAGGAACGCCTCGACGTTGACCGCTATGACCAGTTGCTGAAGATGCAGGAGCGCGAGGGGCGGGCGCTCTCCTCACTGGCGACGCGGCTGCGGATCACGCAGCAGTCGACCATGAGCGAAAAGACGAAGAAGCCTCCGATGGTGAAGAAGCCTTGGGAGGGTTGAGACGGAAGCCGCAGGCGGAGACCCGTGGCGATCGTAATATCCGTTGGATCGAGGAGAACTGCAGGGTTCCCGAGGGGCGGGACGTTGGGAAGCCGGTTCGGTTACGGCCGTGGCAAAGGCTGGAACTCAAGCGGATTTATGATAATCCGCATGGGACGCGCCGCGCAATCATCTCGTTCGGGCGTAAGAATGGAAAGACGGCGCTTGCGTCGTTCATTCTGCTTTTGCATCTGTGTGGGCCGGAGGCAAAGCCAAACTCGCAGCTTTATTCCGCAGCGCAGTCTCGGGATCAGGCGGCTATCTTGTTCAATCTGGCGGCAAAGGTCGTCAGAATGTCGCCGAGTCTGTCGGCCTACGTCATACCAGTCGACAGCTCCAAGCAACTGAATTGTCCAGAGCTTGGGGCCATGTACCGGGCTCTTTCGGCGGACGCTACGACTGCCTACGGTCTGTCGCCGGTGCTTATCATCCACGATGAGCTTGGGCAGGTTAAGGGGCCTCGTTCGGCTCTCTACGATGCCCTAGAGACGGCGGTTGGCGCGCAGGACGCCCCGCTGTCCATCGTGATCTCAACACAGGCCCCGACCGACGCTGATCTTCTCTCGGTCCTAATTGACGACGCGAAGGAGGGGCACGATCCGCAAGTCGTGCTTAGCCTGTATACGGCTGATGACGGTCTTGATCCGTTTTCGGACGAGGCGATGCGTGCCGCCAACCCGGCATTCGGCGATTTTCTGAACGCCGATCTTGTCAGGTCAATGGCGCACGATGCCTCGCGGATGCCGGCGAGAGAAGCTGAATATCGGAATCTGGTCCTCAACCAGCGCGTGGAGACCAGCAGCCCGTTTGTTTCGCGGGCGCTGTGGATGTCTTGCGCCGCGGCGCCATTGGAGGATTTTGGAAGACGACCCGTTTACGGCGGTCTTGACCTATCGCAGGTCAACGACCTGACGGCGCTTGTACTAGGGGCGCCGGAGGGAAGCGTCTGGCACGTTCGGCCGACGTTCTGGTTGCCGGAGTTTGGTTTAGCTGAGCGTTCGCGTAAGGACCGCGTTCCTTACGACGTGTGGCGTGATCAGGGCTTCATAGAAACGACGCCGGGTCGCGCTGTGGAATATGAGTTTGTCGCTCAGCACCTTCGCGGCGTGTTTGATCGTTACGACGTCCGGCAACTCGCATTTGATCGTTGGGCGTTCAAGTTCCTGCGGCCGTGGTTGGAAAAAGCCGGTTTTACGGAAGCCGAGTTAGAGCGGTTTGTAGAGTTTGGACAGGGCTTCCAGTCCATGAGTCCGGCTTTGCGAGACCTTGAGGGGATGCTCCTCAACGGCAGGATGGCGCACGGCGGGCACCCGGTCCTGACGATGTGCGCGGCCAATGCCGTTGTGCAGTCCGATCCGGCGGGCAACCGCAAACTTGTCAAGGACCGCAGCCGAGGCCGCATCGACGGCATGGTTGCTCTTGCAATGATGGTCGGCGCAGCGGGCGCGTACGAGGCCGATCCAGAACTTAACGTTCTCGCGATGATCGGCTGAAGCTTACGGAGACAGCGATGGAACTGCAGTACCGCACGGCCGAAACGGCCGGGCGCGGGCTCGACTTCGTCCTGTCGGACGGAAGCCGTGACCGCCACGGGACCAGGATCAATCCAAAGGGCTGGGACCTTACCGCGTTCCGCGCCAACCCTATCGCCTTGTTCGGTCACTCCAGCAGCTTCCCCATCGGAACTTGGGAGAATGTCCGCGTCGAAGGCGACAAGTTGATGGGGCGGCTAAAGCTGGCAGCCCGGGGCACCAGCGACAGAATTGATGAACTGATCAGTCTGGTAGAACAAGGCATTCTTCGGGCTGTCTCCGTCGGCTTCTCGCCGATTGAAGAAGGCAAGCCCGGCAAGAGCCAGTATGAATACGAGCGGCAGGAACTGCACGAGGTTTCCCTCGTCTCTGTCGGCTCGAACAAGAATGCCCTTGCGCTGGCGCGAGGGCTCAACGTCTCCAACGAGACGCTCTCCCTAGCCTTTGGCGAGCATGCCGAGAAAAGGCGCGGGGAATTCAAGGCCGGCGAGCACGCCGAGACGACGACTGCGGCCCGAACCCCTGCGCATAGCGCAAACCGGCTGCGACCCAAGGTGAACCCAATGTCGACCCTTTCCCAGCGCATCGAGCATGCGCAGAGCGATCTTGTCGCCAAGCGTGACCGGCTCGTCGAACTGACGAACTCGGATGCGCCCGACATCGACGCCATCGAGGCTCTCAATGAGCAGATCGAGGCTTCCGAGCGCACCGTCGCGGCTCTAAAGACCTCGGAAGCCCGCATCGGCATCAATGCGCAGTCCGCGGCTGGCGGTTCTCCGTCTGCTCCGGCTGTCAACCGCCGACCTCTGGGCTTCCCGCAGCGTGACGTCAACGGCCTTGACCTTCTGGTCCGTGCCATCACCGCCAACGGCATCTCGCACTTCAACCGGCAGCCGATCGAGCGCGTGCTTGACGAGCGGTATCCGGGCCATGAGGCGACCCACAACCTGGTCACCCGTGCTGATCAGACCATCGGCACGACCACGGTGTCCGGCTGGGCGTCTGAGCTGCTTCAGACCGTCAACTCCGGCTTCCTTCAGGCGCTCACCGGCATGTCGGTGTATCCGCGTCTGCGCGAGCGCGGCGTCGGCCTGAGCTTCGACGGCACGGGCACGATCAAGCTTCCGCGTCGCACGGCCGGCGGTGCTGGTGGTGGCTTCGTTGCGGAAGGCTCGCCGATCCGCGTCGGTCGCGTGACGACCGCGGCTGCGGAACTGACCCCGAAGAAGATGGGCGTCATCGTTCCGTTCTCGCGCGAGCTGGCTCGCCGTTCGACCCCGGCCATCGAGGCCATCGTTCGGCAGGCCATCCTTGAGGACACCGCGGCGATCCTTGACGCGGCTCTGCTGGACGCCACCGCGGTTAGCACCGCGCGTCCGGCAGGCCTCCTCAACGGCGTGTCGGCCGTGGCGACGGGCTACGGCGGCGGCGACCACGTGGCGGTCAAGGAGGACTTCAAGGCCCTCCTCGCCCCGTTCATTGCGGCCAATGCGGCGGACAACATCACGGTGATCATGAACCCGGCTCAGGGTCTCGCGATCTCCATGATGGACGGCCCGGACAACAATGTTGGCTGGTTCTCCAGCATTGCGAGCCGCGTCAACATCGTTGAGTCGACCTATGCGACGGCGAACCGCCTTATCGCGATCCGCAACTCGGACTTCTACACTGCCGTCGGCGATGCGCCCGAGTTCGACATCAACGAGACTGCGACCGTCCACATGGAAGACACGACTCCTCTGGAGATCGTGAGCGGCACCGGCCCGACCACGGCCGATCCGGTGCGGTCGTTCTTCCAGACCGCCACCGTTGGCGTCCGCATGCTCATGGACGTCTCGTGGGTCATGGGCCGTCCGTCGATGGTCCAGTGGATCGACGGCACCAGCTACTGAAAAACGGCCGGCGGAGGCTAATGCAACTCCGCCGGCTATCCATCCACGTGATGTAGAAGGTTGAATACTATGGCAATTCGTCGATTTACTGTTCCCGTTACGACCGCCTCGGACGGCAGTGCGACCGTGTATAGCCCGTATCTCTCGGGCTACATCCACGAAATCCATTACGTGAAAACCAATTTCACGGATGGTGTCGACTTCACCATCACTGCTGAGGCTACTGGGCGCACGATCTGGACGGAGTCCAACGTCAATGCCGCCGCTGTTAAGGCTCCGCGGCAGGCCACGCATAATACCGCGGGTGTTGCGGCGCTTTATGCATCGGCTGGCGAGGCCGTCAATGACCGCATCGCCCTCGGCCGTGATCGCGTCAAGATCGTGATCGCTTCCGGTGGCAACGCCACGACCGGCTCGTTCACCATTCTGGTTGACGACGGCAAGTGATAGGTGGCCGGGGCGAGCAATCGCTCCGGCCACTCCTCTTGGCAAAGGAATAAAGCATGCGCGAGACGTGGTACATTCTGGAGGATGGGACGCCAGCCGATCCGAAGGAGGTCGGGCCGGATCAGCATGGGGTTCTGCGCCATAAGAACGGGGTGGCGGTGGCCATTGGCCCGCATGGCCCGCGCTCTACTGGCGTTGATGTCGCCCAGCAGCGCGCGACGCGCGAGATGGTTTCCGATGAGCCGAAGCGCACCTACAAGACGCGCGAAAGCAAGGTCCGCTGACCATGCCGCCTATCGCAGGTGCCCGACGCGCCATCGGCCACCCGCCTTGATGGCCGCCTTGATTGCTCTTGCGAAGGCAGTTCGGTCTTTCGCGGTGGCAAAGTACAAGACCAGAGGGTAACTGACTGGAATTGCCACGTCCGTCCCAAACGGGTCGAGCCGGGTGTAGCTGTATGGCAGCGCAAGCGGGTCTGACCTCTTGCGTGCGATTTCCGCCAATGTTGGCCCGCTTGGGTCTATCCCATTCGCTTGGCAGTGACGCCAAAAAGCTGACACGACGTTGACTTTTCGGTCGCGCCTGCGGAAATCCTTGACCTGATCGTCGTTCGCGATCTCTTCCCACGAAGCACCATTCTGGTGAAGATCAAAAACGCGGGCATCAATATCGGCAAGCCGCTCTTTAGCGGTCTTCGGCATAGCGAGCCCGGCCCACCCGATGATCTCTGCGACGGTGTTCTTCCCTACACCGGGCTGACGCGACCATTCATGCGCGGTTATACCACGCGCATATGCTTTCCAGGCATCCTCAGAATCTGTTCCGGCAGGCTTGCCATCCGCCCAGAACGACAAAAGGGCGCGCCTAGCTCTGGCACTCAGGGCACCTTTGAGCGCCGGGATGTCTGGTGCGGGCGCCTTGGTCACTTCCACTCTCCCAGTCGATGGTACAATGCAGCGCAGGCGAGCCCGATAGCTTTCGGTGCCCCGTCGCGTTTGTAGCGGGTGATCGTGTTCGGGTTGACGCCGAGAAGCCTTCCGGCCTCTGCGCCGCTGATCTTCATGGCAGCAAGCCATGCACTAAATTGGGCTGCAGTCATATCCACAATATAAGGATGCTGCTCGTGGCTGTCATCCAGTTTTTCAAGATCGAGGGCTAAAGATGGCGAAATGGCTCGACCGCATCCTGCCGGGGCGTGCCAAGCGCGCCGCTGAGGGTGCCTATCGGCCGGGCCCCTATCTGCTTCCTGATGGCTGGCTTTCCGCAACTGCCGGCCGATCGCTGAACTGGTGGCAGCTCGGTTACACGCCGCAGCCCTATGGCGAGGGCAGCGCGATGGTCGAGGCGTGCGTCTCCGCCTATGCGCAGACGATCGCCATGTGTCCGGGGGATCACTGGCGCACTCTGCCAGACGGTAGCCGCGAGCGGGTGACGACCTCGGCGCTGTCGCGCGTGATGCGGCGTCCCAACGACTACCAATCGACGTCTGACTTCCTCCTCAACCTATCCCGCAGGCTCTACACGCGCGGCGAGGCGTTTGCCGTCGGCATTCGCAATGACCGCAACGAGATTGACGAACTGCATCTGATGCGCGAGGGCATCCCGTACATCGGCGAGGACGGCTCCATCTTTTACAGCTTGTCCGGCAACGAAATTGTCGACCGGAGGTTTGATCTCTACTACCCAATCCCCGCGCGAGATGTTATGCATGTTCGGCTGCACACGCCGCGCCATCCGCTCAAGGGTGAAAGCCCGATCCTTTCAACGGCGCTCGACCTCGCTCTGACGGGCGCTCTGCAAAATCAGCAAGTCGCATTCTATCTCAATCAGGCTCGGCCGAGCTTCATGCTTGAGACGGAAGAAAAGCTCACCACACAGCAGACGAAGGAACTGCGCGAGCTTTGGAATGCGCAGACGCAAGGCGATAATGCCGGCGGCACCCCGATCCTCTCGTGGGGGCTCAAAGCCAAGCCAGTGACGGTTTCCGCCAAGGACGGGGAGATTGCCGATCTTCTCAAGATGAGTGAGCAGAACGTTGCTTTGGCGTTCCGCATCCCTCTCCAGATTCTCGGCATCGGCGGCACTCCTTTCGCGTCAACCGAAGCCCTTATGGCTTCGTGGAAAGCGTCCGGTCTTGGGTTTGCGCTCAATCATATTGAGGAAGCGTTTGGGCTCTTGTTCGGGCTTCGCGGCCAGCCGGACGAGTACCTTGAGCTTGATACAAATGCGCTGATGCGGTCTGCCTATAAGGACCGGATCGAAGCTCTCTCCCGCGGCGTGATCTCCGGCATTTTCAGCCCCGACGAAGCCAGGGCATCGGAGGGATTGCCTGCCGTTGCCGGCGGGGCAGGCTCGGAGCCCCGCGTGCAGCAGCAGGTCGTGCCCCTCAGCTACGGGTTTGGCATGAGGCCGCCTGATCCGAATGCGGCCGCTCCGGTGCAGGGGCCGCCCGCTGATGCTGGCGATGACAGCGAAGACGAGGATGGCGATGCAGAACGGGATTCGCCCAGCGCCATCGTCGCCAGGATCAACGAATTTGCGCGCCTACACTGACGCGCTTGAGCGCGCGATGGGCGAGATTGTCGCCCGTGCTCGCGGCGAGATTGAGCTTCTGAAGGAGCGATCCGCTGCCATCGTGGCGGCGACGGATGCTCGTGCTCGTGAGGCTGAGCTTCGCCTTGTGGAGTTGGAGCGTTCCATTGCGGAACGGCTCTCCGCAGTCAAGGACGGAGAGCGCGGGAGAGACGGCGAGCCCGGGCCGCCGGGCGAACGGGGGCCGCCGGGAGAAAGCATTCAGGGACCGGCTGGACCTCCCGGCCGTGACGCTGACCCTGACGAGATCGCAGCCGCCGTAGCTCGTGCTGTTGAGGCTATTCCCAAGCCGCGTGACGGCGAGCCGGGGCCGCAGGGCGAGCGTGGTCCTCCCGGCGAGCGTGGCGAGGACGGGCGCAGCGTCGATCCCGCTGACGTGCTCGTGATGGTGCGGGAGGTGGTGTCTGCATTGCCCCCGGCGCCTCAGGGCGAGCGTGGGGAGCCCGGCAGGGATGGCGAGGCGGGACCTCCCGGCAAAGATGGTATCCCGGGCGAGCGTGGCCCGGCTGGCTTCCTGAGTGAGGTCCGGGCTTGGGAAGACCGCATCCACTATGCCGGCGCTGTCGTCGCGCATGATGGCGGCAGTTGGCAGGCGGTTAGGGATACCGGCAAGGCTCCGCCGCACGACGACTGGATTTGCATTGCGGCCCGTGGTGCCGACGGGCGTGACGGGCACGATGGCCGCAGTCTTGTGCCGCGCGGGACTTGGCGCGAAGGCGAGAGCTACAAGGCACTGGAGTTCGTGGCGTTTAATGGCGCCTCTTTCGTCGCCAAGCGCGATGAGCCCGGCCCGTGCCCTGGAGACGGATGGCAGCTTTTGTCGGGCGTCGGCAAGCGCGGGGACCGTGGTGAGCGCGGGGAACGCGGCTTAAAGGGCGACCGCGGCGAGCCGGGCGCCTCAGTGATTGCCATCGACGTGGATGGCGATGGCTTGCTGACCCTTACCAATGCCGACGGCAGCACGGTCCAGTGCGATCTTTACCCCTTGCTGTCGAAGTTGGGGGCGTGACCGATGTCAATCGAAATTACGCTTCCAACCGATGACAGGTCGTTGGTATCGCTGGAAAGCGCCAAGGCGGCACTCGGCATCACGGGCAGCGGCAGCGATGCCGCGGTCTTGTCGGCCATTCTGAGAGCATCGGACCTGATCACGAGGCAGTGCGGCTTGGATTCTATCGGAGGCGTGCCGCCAAGTCTGAAGTCGGAAGACTTGATTGAGACGTTCCGCGGCACGCATGGTTATTCGCTGCTTCTCTCTCGTGGCTTTGTGACAACTATTTATTCGATCACTGAAGCCGGCGTCGAACTCGGCGAAACTGACTACTTTCTGCAAGGTCGCATGCTCACCCGGCTTCGTTCGGATGTTGAATCCGTCTGGACCGGGAAAGTGGTCGTGACCTATGCCGCCGGGTTCTCCGAGGTGCCTGAGGATTTGCAACAGGTGTGCCTTGAAGTCCTGCGCGAGCAGTGGTCGGCGGCTTCTCGTGACCCGCTCTTGCGCAGCGAGACTGTCGACGGAGTGGGGCGGATGGACTTTCAGGTCGGGGGCCTTGCTCGCGACACAATGGGGGCATTGCCGCCGTCTGTCGCGGCCGCGATAGCTCCTTATCGTCTTGCGGTGGTTTGATGAGTCCCGAAGCGGCCAAGGCAATGTATCGCCGGCTTCTGGCCGCAAGTGGGGAGACCGTCACTTTACGTCGGCTCAACACCTATCCAGCCGCGCCAATAGACGCGGACGTCCTAGCCCGGGTCATCGAAGGGACTACCGCAGACGCTGACGACGATGCTTTGCAACAGGGGAAGCGCAAAATCGTTGTGATGGCGGAAGATGTGCCGGAAACGTTCTGGCCGCTACGCGAGCGGGGGCTTGATCGTATTGTTCTGCGCGGCGCACCGTGCACGATCGACTTTATCGACGATAGCACCCGCCGAGTGGGCGGCGAGCTGATCGCCTATGAGTTCCACGTCATCGGCGGGCGGTGATGGCCGTCTCTGCGCGCGTCGACAGTATCACCCGCGACATCGAACTGATCATCTCCGCCGATCTGTCGCCGGAAGCAGCCAGCAAGGCTATTGCGGGCGCCGCCCGTGAGGCGATCGACGAGGCGGAAGACATTAACGCTCGGGTGCTTGGTTCGGTGCCGGCGAAGCGCGTCTATGTGGACGGGCGCGAGAATGCGCCGCTGGAAACCGTGCGCCCGGTCAATGGGGCGATCCTCGCCGAGTTCGATCTGCTTGAAGACACTTTGCAATGGATCGGGCAGCAACTTGTTTTGCACTCTCCCGTGCTGAGCGGCGAATATGCCCGCTCTCATGTCATCGTCGTCGATGGCGAGGCCATTAACTTCAACGATCCGATCCCGCCAGAGTTCGGCGAGATTGTGTTCATCAACACAACGCCTTACGCCCGCAAGATTGAGAAGGGTCTGTCCGACCAAGCGCCGGACGGTGTCTACGAGGCGGTGGCGGCTCTGGCGGCTCGCCGCTTTGGTAACATTGTCAAGGTGCGTTTCTCTTTCCGCTCGCCGGACTTCGGCGGGATCAATGCGTGGGCATCGAAGACGGCGGCTAAGGGCAGGACCAGCAACGGCGCCAAGCGCGACGCATGGCTTCGCCGGCAGCCGGCCATTGTTCTGACGAGAAGGTAACGGAATGGCGCTGAAAGCGGTCAAGGATGCCGTCGAGGCGCGGCTCTCGACTGAGTGGAACGAGTTCCCGTTTCGCTTCGTGAACCGTGATGGTGAGATACCCACGCCAAACCAGGATGGTGAGACGGTGTCGGGCGTGACGCCTTGGCTTCGCGTGACCTATCCCGTGTCCAATTCGCAGCAGATGTCGCTTGGCTCGCCCGGCGCGAATGTCTGGCGAGAAGAAGGCGCCTTCCGCATCGTAGTCGGTGTTGAAGTCGGCGACGGCATCGACCGCGCGCTTGAGTGGGCGGACGGACTTGCAGCGATCTTCCGCGGCAAGAGCTTTGACGGCGTCACGACTTGGGCGCCAACATCGCCGGTCATCGACGACCGCAACTATCAGGGGGGCTGGTACAAAGTCAGCTTTGCCGTCCCCTACTGGTACGACCTTATCGGCTGATCGGCACCCGCCGGCAGCCCGCCCCACATCGCCCTTGGGCAAGGCGAACCCGGCCCGTCGCGAGACGCGCCCTTCCCTAAGATGGAGCCCCCGCTATGGCGACAGGAACCGCCGATGGGACCCGCGTTGCCTACATCGCGGAGTCTGCTTTCGGAACCACTCCCTCGACACCGACCTTCCAGGTTCTCCGCACCACGAACGCTGGTTTGGCGACAAACAAACTGACCGGCACGTCGCAGGACCTGCGCGCTGACGGAAACGTTCCCGACGAGTTCCTTCTCGGGATGGACGTTGAAGGCTCATACAACTTTGAGCTTTCATACGGAACGCTGGACGACATCCTCGCTGGCGCGCTCGCAGCGTCGTGGTCCACAAACGTTTTGAAAAACGGCATGACGCCGAAGTTCTTCACGTTTGAAGAGACAATCGAACTTGGCTCGACAGACAGCTTCTCGCGGTTTGTCGGATGCATGGTCGACAGTTTCACGCTGGACATCACGGCGAGGCAGGCAATCACGGGTTCGTTCGGGCTGATCGGCAAGTCGGAGACGCTGGCTACTGCCATCATTTCGGGAGCGACCTACACTGCGGCAAACACCAAGGCTGTTATGACTGGAGCGGCCAGCGTTGGCGCATTGACAGTAGGTTCCATCTCGCCCGCTCCGCTTGTCCGGCGCCTACAGCTTCAGATTAATCGTAATCTGCGGAGACGTACTGTTGTCAACTCGCTTTACACTGATGAGCCGGGTGTCGGCCGCTGCGATGTAACCGGCAATCTGGAATGCTACTTTGCTTCCAATGCTCTGTACCAAGCGGTTCTTGACCACGACACGATCGCGATCGAGACCACGCTCGGGACCGTGACGAGCGAGAAGTACACGATCGAAATTCCGTCGGCGAAGCTCGGCTCCGGCCGTCGCGTCGTCGGCGGTAACGGGTCCGACATCATGGTCAATATCCCATTCCGCGGTCTCTACAATTCCAGCGATGCGGCCTCAATCGTCATTACTCGGGCGGTGTCGTAATGAAAACCGTTCGGGTGCGCGAAACTTTCACGGGCGGCCCCGATGGGCGTCGCCCGTTTCAAGCCGGTGACGTGGTCGAGATCAGCGACGCGGACGCCGAACTCTACGCCAAAAAGGGGCACGTCGAAGTGATTGAAGAGCCCTTCCTGAAACCGAAGAAGGACGCCAAGTCGTGAAGCTTTCCGCGCTGAAGATCGACGCCGCCAAGTTGGAAAAAGGTGACTGGGTCGGCGACATCCCGGACCTCGGCGACATCCGACTAAAGGTGCGCGGTATCGGAAACGCGGACCACCGCCGCCGCCGCGGCGAACTTGTTGCGGCGCTCCCCCGCGTACAGCGCAAGGACGTGGCGGCTCTTGACGCCATCGACGTGCAGCTTCTTGTTGAAACCATCCTTCTCGGCTGGGAGAACGTCGGAGACGACGACGGCGTTCCGATCCCGTACAGCGCGGACAGAGCAAAGGAACTGTTGAGCGACCCGGACCTCGCGGTTTTCCGTGCGGGTGTCATTTGGGCGGCCTCGGTGGTTGCGGATCGCGCTGAGGACAGCGGTGAGGCTGACGCGGGAAACTGACCGCCGCCCTTCGCTGGCAATTGGAGTGGGGCGACAGGGCGGAGTGGCTTGAGGCTAACGAAGCAGAAGGCCGGTCGATGCCGGCACTTGAGGCTAGGCCGGAGGTCGCAGACCATTTGGTTTTTGTTTGGCAAGCGTTTTGGGAACTAAACAGTGACCGTGCCATCGGCTTCGCGGCTGGCCGTATCCCGTTTTCTGCAATCGACTCCTATGCTTCCCGATACGGCATTCACGACATCGACGCCTTCGACCGCTTCCGCACCCTGATCAGGGCAATGGAGGGCGCTCGCGCCGAACATCAGGAAGCCCGCCGTAAGGCGGAGGAAGAGAATCGGAGGGGTTGATGGCGACTACGCTGCAGACCATCCGCGAGGTTCTTGTCCGTGGCCGCACCGAGGGCATGGACCAAGTCAAGGCGGACCTGCAGGGTGTCGCTGCCGCGCAGCAGAATGTAGCGAACAGCGGCGCGGTGATGGCCAACGTCACCGACATGGCCAGCAAGCGGACCCTGTCGGTGGCTGATGCACTTGAGCGGCACCGCCGGTCGCTGGACGCCACCTACCGGGCTCAGTTGCAGTATGAGCGGGTGCAGCGGGACATCAATGCGGGCATCGCAGCCGGCATCCCCGGCCTTGAGCGTCTGTCGGCTCTGAATCAGCAGAGGTATTCCCAGGCTATCGGGATGGTGTCGGGCGTCGGACGCGCAACCGAGCTTTCGACGAACCAGATCACCGGCATGACCTACCAGCTAAACGACTTGGCGGTCTCGCTGGCGTCCGGTCAGTCGCCGTTTATGGTCCTGATGCAACAGGGCATGCAGGTCTCGCAGATGTTCGGCCCCGGCTCAACGCTTAGGAGCGCCGCTGGGGCGCTCGGGTCGGCCTTTCTGTCTATGCTCAACCCGATCAACCTTGCGGTTATCGGCCTTGCGGCAGCCGCTGGTGGCGCGTCTCTCCTGTTTTCAACGATCAGCGATGAAGGCGACAAGTCAGAAGACGTTCTGAAGCGGCACGCCGATCTCATCCGCAGCTTCAAGGATGCTTATGGCGATGCGGCCGACGGCCTCCGAGACTACACGGCAGCCAGCCAATCAGTCCTAAACACTCAAATTCGCGCCGGTCTTTTTGAGACGCAGGCGCGTTTTGATGCTCTTGTTCCGACGACGCTCGGCGAACTTGGCATGCGCAGCCGCGGCCGATTTTCGCCCAACTCGCCGTTCGAGGTATTCCGCGAGGAAATCGAAGCGGCTGGCAAGCTTGCACTTGAGGGGAAGCCTGCCTTCATTGCCCTTTACGATGCCGTGTCTGGCCGGGCGAATCGGGAGCCTGAGAACAAGGCGCTTACTGAACTGGCGCTGCAGCTTTTCGACATCATTGAGGCGGCTCGTCAAGCTGAGGCGCAACTCAAGTCGCTGCAGGATGCCCAGCGGCTGGCCATCCCGCCAGACGCGCGACGCGAAGCGATCATAGACCGTTACCAATCGCAGCGAAGCGCAAACACGGCGGCGGGCTTTGGCATTCCGCTCCCGCGGCCGAGCCCCCTTCGCTCTCTGGCCGAAGACCCGTTTGCTGCACAGACGGCCACTGCCCGACAGCTTCGTGAGGAGATGGCACTTCAGCTTCGCGAGGCGGCTATCCAGAGCATGGATGATATTCGACGCGCGGCTGATGGCGTGCTGTCTGGCTTTCTTAACGATCTTCGGCAGGGGGCTGATCTCTGGACGGCGTTCGGCAACGCGGCGAACCGCGTCATTGACGAGATCGCCGATCGGCTGAACACGCAGCTAGTCGACGCGCTTCTCGGTCGGCGCGGCACGACTGAGACCGGCCTGATCGGAAGCCTGTTCGGCTTCGGGA